CACCCATGTGCTCCGCCAAGGCCCCCAAGCCGCCGCCCAAGCCCCCGACCACTCCCGAAGAGCCGGAACTCCAGCTCGAGGACACCGAGCGCCGGAAGAAGCGCGCTCAAGGCGAAAGCGCCGAAGGCGTCGGTCGCCAGTCGCTCCGAATCGACCTCAACTTCGCCGGCCCCGCGACGGGCCTGCGCCTCCCCACCGGCCCCGGCCCCAGCGGCTCGGGCGCCTAGCCCCGAGGCACACCCGTGGAAAAGTCGAAGCACAGCGCACGCGCGCTCTACGGGCGCCTCGTCGCCGACCGCGACAACTTCCTGCGGGAAGCCTACGAGTCCGCCCTGCTCACGATCCCGGCCCTGGTCCCCGACTCGAACGACGCGCGCCAGCAGGGCACCCACTCGACCATGGATCTGCCCAAGCCGTGGCAGTCCCTCGGCGCGCGCGGCGTCAACAACCTCGGGTCGAAGCTGATCCTCACCCTGCTCCCGCCCAGCGGGTCGTTCGGCAAGTACCAGATCGACCCCAAGATCTTCGCTGAGATGGACCCAGCCGAGGTCGACGCCGTCAAGACCGACCTCGAGCAGCGCCTCGCCGCGCGCGAGCGCGCCATCGTCGACGACGTCAACGCGTCGAACATCCGCACCAAGGCGTTCCTCGCCGCCAAGCATCTCCTCGTCTCGGGCAACTACCTCCTCTATCTCCCGCCGACCGGCGGCGCCCGGGGCTTCCCCCTCAATCAGTACGTCTGCCGCCGGGACTTCACCGGCAACGTCCTCGAGCTGATCTACGTCCAGATCCTCGACCGCGACTCCGTCGAGCCCAAGGTCCGCGACCTGCTCGACGAGGACGTCGCCTGCGACGACGAGGGCCGCGACAAGCCCGTCGAGGTCTACACCCACGTGTGGCTCGACAACGGCCGCTTCCACTCGCACCAAGAGGTGGACGACAAGATCGTCCCCGGCACCGTGGGCAGCGTCAAGGAAGGGGACAGCCCCTGGATGGTCCTTCGCTGGGCCGCCATCGACGGCGAGGACTACGGCCGCGGCTTCGTCGAGGACTACCGCGGCGACCTCCGCTCCCTCGAGGAGCTGAGCAAGGCGCTCGTCAAGGCCGCGCTCAACGCCGCGAAGCTCATCCCGATCATCTCGCCGCAGTCCACGCTCACCCCGCAGGACCTCGTCGACAAGGAGAACGGGGAGCCCCTCATCGCCAACCCCGGCGACCTCACCATGTTCCAGCAGGAGAAGACCGCGGACATGTCCGTGGCGCGCGCGCAGCGCCAGGACCTCGAGCAGTCGCTCGCCGCCGACTTCCTGATGAACCAGTCGATCCAGCGCAACGCCGAGCGCGTCACCGCTGAAGAGATCCGCCTGATGGCGCAGGAGCTGGAGAACACGCTGGGCGGGGTCTACTCCGTCCTCACGCAGGAGTTCCAGCTCCCGCTCTTCCGGCGCGTCGAAGCGCAGATGGTGAAGCGCGGCTCGCTCAAGAGGCTGCCGCCCGAAGCCGCGAAGGTCAGCATCGTCACCGGGCTCGCAGCCATCGGCCGCGGGCAGGACCTCCAGCGCCTGCAAGAGGGCGTCGGCATGATCGCGCAGATGGCGCAGGCGTTCCCTGAGCTGGCACAGCGGATCAACGCCGCCGACCTCGCGAAGCGCATCTTCATCGGCGTCGGCGTCGACACGACCGGCCTGCTGAAGACCGAGGAGCAGATCGCCGCCGAGCAGCAGCAGGTCGCGCAGCAGCAGCAGATCGCATCCGTGATGGACCTGATGAAGGGTTCCGGCGGCGCCGCGATGATGCAGCTCATGGCACAGCAACAGCAGGGCGGCGCTCAAGGCGGCCCCCCTCAAGGTGGTAACCCGGCCGCAGCCCTCCAGGGCGCACAGCCGGGCCAGCCTCCGCAGTAGAAGCCCACACACAAGGAAGCACGAAACGCATGGCAGGATCACCCACGAAGTCCGCCCCTGAGGCGGCTGCAATCACCGCACGCGCCGACGCCCCGAGCCAGCCGGCCGCTGGACAGGAGAACGTCAAGCCGAAGCGCACGGTGACGAAGAACGGCCAGGAGTTCCCGGTCGAGTTCTCTCGCATCAACCCCAAGTCCGGGGTCATCTACGACTACTTCTACCGCAACGAGCCCAAGGCAATCGTCGTCACCGACCCCATCACCGGAATCCGCGGCTCCAAGAGTGAGCGCATTCTCTGGAAGAAGGGTCGCAAGGTGACGTCGGAGTCCGATGGGCTCGTGGCCTACGAGGGGTAGAACGTGGAAAACGGATCGTTCAGTGTGGACCCGGCAGCCGCAGACGCGGCGCGCGCCGGGACCGCGCCCTACCCGGGCGCACAAGCTCGCCCCGTGGTGGAGCTGACCCAGCCCCTCGACCCCGAGAAGCAGAAGACCGGCGATCCCTACGCCGACCTCACTGCTCCGAAGGAAGAGGCGAAGGACGCCGAGGCCAAGCCGGCCGAAGAGAGCAAGGAAGAGACCAGCGCCGACGCGGCGCCGGTTGATGACGCCGCTATTGCTAACTTCGACCCGGCCCCGTTCCTCGGCGAGTTCCACAGTACGGGCGCACTCTCAGACGAGAGCCGCGCGACAGTGAAGGAAGCCCTCCCGGGCGTCACCGACGAGATGATCTCCGCGTACCTGCACGGCATCAAGGCCGGGCAGGCGGAGTACGAGGCCAAGGGCTTCGCAGTCGTGGGCGGTCAGGAGAACTACGCCGCGATGGCCGATTGGACCCGGTCCAACGTGCCGCGCGCCGAGCGCCTCGCCTTCAACCAGATGCTCGATGCAGGCGACGCCACGGCGAAGCTCGCCATCGAGGGCATGTTCAAGAGGTACAGCGACGCAGTCGGCCCCACCGACCGCGAGCCGAACCTCAGCACCGTCGGCCAGCGAGCGGCCGGCACCGCACCGATCCGATCCCGAGCGGACCTTCGTGCGAAGATTCGTGATCCGCGATACGCCAAGGACCCGTCATTCCGGGCCGAGGTGGATCGCCAGCTTTCCGCTTCTCTCAAGAACCCCGACTACCGAAGCTGGTAGTCGCAATCCCACCATCCCCATGAGCGTCGCACACCGCGGCGCTTGGAGACATCATGTCCGACTTCTACGCTTCTCGTGCTGGTCAGGCGAATGCCACCGGCCCGACGACCGCCGTCTTCCTCGAGGTCTTCAGTGGCCTCGTGCTCGAGGCGTTCGACAAGGCCCAGGTGACGATGGACCGCCACCTCGTCCGCACCATCGCGAGCGGCTTCACCGCTCAGTTCCCCGTGTTCGGCACGGCGTCGGCTTCGGCCCACACGCCCGGCGCTGAGCTGACGGGCCAGGCCATCCGTGGCTCCGACCGCAACATCGCGGTCGAGTTCCTGCTCACCTCCGACGTGTTCGTTGCGAACATCGACGAGGCCATGGCGCACTTCGACGTGAAGAGCATCTACGCTCACCAGCTCGGGCAGGCGCTCGCCAACGCGTTCGACGCCAACGTGTTCCGCTCGATCTACCTCGCTTCCGAGGTTGCCGACGACGCGCTGTTCACCGGCTCGAAGGGCGGCCTCCAGCTCACCCACGCGAGCATGGCAACGTCGGTCTCCGTCCTCAAGGCGGCGATCTTCGACGCGGCGCAGGGCCTCGACGAGGAGTCCGTGTCCGCCATGGACCGCTACCTCGCGGTGCGTCCGGCGCAGTTCTACCTGCTGCTTCAGGACGGCGAGTTCATCAACCGCGACTACAGCGGTGAGGGCTCGAAGGCGCGCGCGGCGATGCCGTTCGCTTCGGACCTCCAGGTCCTGAAGAGCAACAACATCCCGCTCGTGGACGACACGTCCAACCTCAACATCCCGTCGAACCTCCGTGCCAGCTACACGCCGTACATCGCGGCCGTGTGGGGCAAGAGCGCAGCGGGCACTGTGAAGCTGCTGGACCTGAAGACCGAGACCGAGTACAGCGCCCGCCACCAGGGCACGCTGCTCGTCGCGAAGTACGCGATGGGCCACGGCATCCTCCAGACCGAGGCCGCCGTCACCCTCGCGACCGCGTAGTCGCTGACGACAACAACCCACCGGGAGGGGCTACGGCTCCTCCCGGCCTTCCTCTTCGGAGATTCTTCAATGCGATCCTTCATTCTCTTCCTGTTCGCGGTCCTCCTCGTCGGGTGTGCCGCTCCGGCGTTCGCTGGCGTGGACTCGTCCGATAGACCGAGCATCGCCGGCAAGGGCGTCCCTGCCGAGACGGGCGTCAACATCGTCGCCGCCAAGTCCTTCGTGGGCATCCCGGTGTTCTTCGAGGCCGACGACACGTCCGCCTACGCCGGCCCGACGCAGGCGGCTGCACTGGACCAGGGCAACGAGGCGTGCGCGGTGTACGGGCTCTCGTGCGCTGTGGTGTACCTCTTCACCCCCAACGGCGCGAACGACATGTCCATCGTGACGAACGGCTGCACGGACGACGCGGCCATCGCGGACGACGCCCTCGCGTTCGCCATCTGCTTCTAGCCTCTGTTCTCTCTCCCACCCCGGGGCCACCCCTGCCACACCCACCTAGCGGGGGTGGCCCCCCTCTCCCACCGGAGTACGCCTCATGGCCGAGTACACCACGCCCACGACCCGCCTCGAAGCGGTCAACAGCGTCCTCGCCTCCGTGGGCGGGCGCCCCGTCAACAGTATCTCCGCGCCGATACGCCAGGACGTGATCCAGGCCGTGGCCGCGCTCGACGACACAAGCCGCATGGTCCAGAACAAGGGCTGGTACTGGAACCGCGAGAACGAGGTCACGCTGACGCCGGACGGCGACGGCTTCCTCAACGTCCCCGGCACCGCGCTGCGCTGCCGCGTGTCGGCCATCGCGTTCAACTCGACCACGCGCCACTACATCTTTCGCGACTCCCGGCTGTACAACCGGACGACCCGCACCTACGTCTTCACGAGCAACGTCAAGGTCGACATCGTCCACATCCACCCGTTCGACGAGCTGCCCGACCCCGCCCGCTGGTACATCTGGGCGCGCGCAGGCGCCGTCTTCCAGGCTCGCCACGTCTCCTCCGAGACCGTCTACCGCTTCACGGAGTCGATGGCGCAGGTGGCCTGGGCCGGGATGCTCCACGACGAGCAGTCGGTGGAGCGGTTCAACATCTTCGAGTCAGGAGCGCACCGCGACCTGAACTACCGGCGGTAACCCATGGCCGACGCACTCGTAGGACGCGCGCTCTCGAGCCTCATCAACGGCGTCTCCGAGCAGCCCGCGCACATCCGCCTGCCGTCGCAGGGGACCGCCCAGGAGAACGTGCTGAGCAAGGTCGTCGAGGGTATCACCCGCCGGCCGCCGAGCGAGCACGTCGTCAAGCTCATCAACGCCGCCGAGGCAACGGGCGGCTACCACGTCCACATCTACGACCGGGACGGGACCGAGCAGTACGTCGTCTTCCTCTCGGACAACGCCAAGCCCCGCGTGTTCGACTTCGCCGGCACCGAGGCCACGGTGAACGAGCCGGACGGCCACGCCTACATGAACTTCGACACGGCCACCACCAACGCCAAGGACGCGTTCCGCGCGATCACGGTCGGGGACACCACGTTCATCGTCAACAAGACGATCACGTGCGCCATGTCCGGCTCGACCGACGCCGCGCGCGTCAACGAGTTCATGCTCGCGATCAAGCCCGGCACCGTCACCGCCAACGCCTACCTCAAGATCGGCGCCGTCGAGGTGACGTGGGGCATCACCGCCAACAGCCCCCCGGCCACCATGGTCTCCGCGCTCGCCGCGCTCAACGCCTCCGCCGCCGCTGCCACGTGGACCTTCCGCCACATCAACAGCGCCACCGGCTCGGGCGTGATCTACGGCATCCAGACCTCGGGCACCCCGGTCACCTCCATCGGCTACACCGACACCGACGACAACGACGGTGGCAAGCTCTTCTGGAAGAAGGTCCAGCGGTTCAGCGACCTCCCGGCCGACGCCGAAAACAACTTCATCGCCGAGATCGTCGGCGCCGACGGCGACGTCGAGGACAACTACTGGGTGAAGTACGACCTCGCGGAGCACGCCTGGGTCGAGACCGTCAAGCCAGGCCTGGACAACGACTTCAACGACGCAACCATGCCGATGCGGCTGGTGCGCACCTCGCTAGGCCCGCCCGTCTTCACCTTCCAGTTCATCCCTTGGAGCGACCGGACGAAGGGCGACACCATCTCGTCGCCCAATCCTGAGTTCATCGGCGAGCAGATCCGAGACGTGTTCTTCCACAAGAACCGCCTCGGCTTCGTCGCCGCCGAGCACGCCATCCTCTCCGAGGCCAACGAGTTCTTCGACTTCTGGATCGGCACCGCCACCGCCGTGCTGGACTCCGACCCGCTCGAGCTGTCCGGCGCTGGCAACCGCGTCGCGTTCCTCGACTGGGCCGAGCCGTACAACAAGGAGCTGTCGCTCTTCTCGGCGCGCGGCGGCGTGCAGCAGGAGCTGCGCGGCGTCGATGGCATCCTCACCCCGAAGGACGCGGTCGTCGTCGACCAAGCGTTCTACCCGTGCTCGCAGCGCGTGCGGCCCCGCTCCGTGGGGCGCTCGCTCTACTTTGTCGCCGACCGGAGCACGGCCTCGGGCGTGTTTGAGTTCAAGTCGGTGGGTGGGGACCGGGTCGAGGTGAACGACATCACCTCCCACGTCCCGTCCTACATCCCCGGCAACGTGTGGCTCTTCGCGGCCTCGCAGATCGAGCAGACGCTCGTGCTGGTGTCCGAGGACGAGCCGAACGCTCTCTACATCTACCGCTTCCACATCGCTGAGGGCGATCAGGCCGCCATGCGCGGCTGGTCGCGCTGGACCACCGGCGCGGGCGACACCATCATTGGCGCC